GCGTATTCAAAGACAAGCTACCCCTCAACAGTTACAATTTGTAAAATGGTTACGGCAATTAGCTGATAAAAATAATTTTAGATTAATTTACGAGATTGATGATATTTGTTTTTCTGAAGATATACCAGATTATAATAAATATAAAACTGCATTTACCGATACAGAAATTAGAAAATCTGCTCAAGAAATGATGTCTATATGTGATGAGATAACTGTAACGTGTCCATTTATGAGAGATTATTATAGAGAAAAAACAGGTAACGATAATGTTACAGTTATACCTAATTTTATGCCAAGATTTTGGATAGATAGATTTTATGATAATGCAAGAACCATGGAAAGTTATGATCGTAATAAAAAGAAACCGAGAATTTTATATGCGGGTTCAGGAGCCCATTTTGATGTAGAACAAAGAGTTAAATTTAAAGATGATTTTCACCACGTTAATGATGTTATAAGAAAAACTATCGATAAATATCAATGGGTATTTTTAGGAGCTCACCCGTTACCTTTAGTAGATTTAGTTCGATCTGGTAAAGTTGAATTCCATCCATGGAGAAAATTATATGATTATGGTAAAGGATTATATGATTTAAATGTTAATATGTTAGTAGCACCGTTACAAGATAATATTTTTAATCGTTCGAAATCTGATTTAAAACATATAGAAGCATGCGCACTTGGATTACCTATTGCATGTCAGGATATGTGTACTTATGAACATGCGCCGATAAAATTTAAAACTGGTGATGAAATGATTAACCAGATAGAAAATACACTAAGAGATAGAAAACGATACAAAGCTTTATGCCGTAAAGGTCGTCAAGTTGCAGAACATAGATGGTTAGAAGACGATAAAAATATTGACTGTTATATGGAATTATATCAGTATAATGTTGGTGATGAGAAAAGAGTAAATCTTGGTAGATATAATTAGGAACTATCTTATAATTATATTGTGAGTTACCGCAATATATACTACGATCCTCGTGAAAGATGTATTAATTTATTTACCTGGGATAAAGAAGGCAAAAGGGTAAAAGTAACTACATCATATGACCCATATCTTTATGTAGAAGGTAAAGGTGATTATGAATCTATATATGGTACTAAATTAATTAAGAAAAGTTTTAGAACTCAGTATGATAGATACAAGTATATAAAAGATACAGGTATTAAAAGAGTATTTGAGAACCAACCTGCAGTTCAGCAGTACTTAATTGATACTTTTTGGAAGGTAAACGAAACTACTGAGTTTAGTAAAAACCCTATTAAGGTATTATTTTTAGATATAGAAACTTATTCACCTGATGAGTTTCCTCAACCTGCTAATCCAACTCATACGGTTAACGTTATAACGGTTTTTGATTCTTTAAATCGCCATTATTATACTTTTGGTTTAAAAGACTTTAATAATAAAGATGAAGATGTAACTTATATAAAATGTTCTACTGAAAGGGAACTATTTATGAAGTTTGTAGAGTATATAGAAAAAGATTATCCAGATATAATGTCAGGGTGGAATAGTGAGTTTTTTGATTTACCTTATATTTTAAATAGATGTACGCGCATACTTGGTGAAGAGTGGACTAATAGAATATCTCCTTCAGGTAATGTTTATAGTAGAACTATACGAGGTCAGTTTGGTCAAGAGCAGACTAGATGGTATGTTGAAGGGGTTTCATTAATTGATTACCTTGATGTATATAAAAGATTTTCAGTAGGTATAAAAGAAAGTTATAAACTTGATGCTATAGGTGAAGCTGAGTTAGGAGAGAAGAAAGTAGATTTTGGTAATATGAATCTTGCTACTTTATCCGATACTGATTGGCAAACATTTGTTGAATATAATATTCAAGACGTTAGATTATTAACTAAGCTCGAAGATAAGCTAAAGTATACTGAACTTATTAAAATGTTAGCTTATGTAGGTTTAACTACCTTTGAAGCTGCTATGGGTTCTCTTTCTGTAATTAATGGTGCTACTGCTGTAATATCAAGAAGACGTAATCAATGTGTACCTTCGTTTATTAGAAATGAAGACTCGGGTAAGAACCCCGGGGCTTATGTGGGTGAACCTTTGCAAGGCTTTCAAGAAAATATTATATCTTTTGATGCTAACTCTCTATACCCGAATGTGATGATATCTCTAAATATGTCCCCTGAAACTAAGGTTGGTAAGATCGAGGATAAAAATAATAATGAGATAGTTATAAGACATGCAAACGGTCAAGTCTTTACTTTAACTCATGAAAAGTTTTTACTATTTTGTAAGAAAGAAGAAATAGCAATAAGTAAAGCAAACGTATTATTTACCCAGAAAAAGAAAGGGGTAATGCCTGAGATTTTAGATTATTATTATAATAAAAGAGTAGAAGTTAAGAAAGAGTTAAGTAAACTAAGAAAAAAATATTTAAAAAATAAAAATCAAAAGATTAAATTTCAAATAGAGCAATTAGATGCAAAGCAGTTATGTATTAAAGTTTTAATTAATTCTATATATGGTTACTTTGGTAATAAGCATGCCCCTTTTGGTGATGATGATATAGCTTCCTCTATTACTTTAACTGGTCAAGCAGTTATTAAAATGTCTAATGAATTACTTAAAAAATATATTAAAGAAAAGACGGGTATAGAAGATGAAAAAACTTTAAATGATTGTATCATATATAACGATACTGATAGTAGTTATATATCTGTAAAACCTCTAATTAAAGCAGGTTTACCTTTTACAGGTAATGATGGTAAAGTTAGCAATGAATTTTATAATGAAGTTCAAAATATTGAAGACTTCTTAAATGATGAAATTAAAGTATGGGGTAGTAAAGCATTGAACTCTAAAGATTGTAGGTTTGTATTTAAACGTGAAATGATAGCTGATGTTGGTATATTTTTGCAGAAAAAACGTTATGTTATACATGTTTTAGATGATGAAGGTATACCTACTGATAAGTATAAGTATACGGGGGTAGAAGTAGTAAGAAGTACTATGCCTGATGCAATTAAACCTCATGTTAAAGGTATAATTGAAACTATGTTATCAACTCAAAGTATAACTGAAACGAACGCTGTATTAGATAAAACTTATAAAATTTTTAAAGACTTACCAGTGGAAGATATAACGTTTGTATCTGGATTAAAAGGTTATGAAAAATATGCAGGGCAATGCGATGGTTGGAAAACTGCTAAAGGTATGCCTATACATGTTAAAGCTGCTTACTACCATAATAAGTTACTTAAAAAGTTTAATATAGAAAAAGAATATGAAACTATTAGTTCAGGGGATAAAGTAAGATATTTTTACCTACAACAACCTAACCCATATAACTTACCGAGCTTGGCTTACAAGTATTATTACCCTGATGAATTTAAAAAAATATTTCATGTTGATTATGATAAGATGTTTGAAAAAAATCTATATGCTGTTATAGAAAGATTTTATGAAAACGTTAAATGGTCTATACAAAAGCCTGGTAATGCAGTTCAAACAAATTTATTTGATTTATTAAGTTGAAATATAAAAAATAGTTATTAAAATATAGTATGGCAGAAAAAAATTATATTACATTTATCGATAACGCTGGTAGAGCTCTTTTTGGTGAGGTTAGTACTGAAACTGATTCTTCCTTGCAGGTAAAAAATCCTGTAATGATTACAGTACAGCAACAACAAAACGGGCAAATGGCAGTTCAGTTATTTCCTCTATTCTTTCAAGAATTTGTAGTACCAGCAGATGGTGACGTTCGTGATAACTTTTTTACTTATCAAAAAAGTAATATAGCTATCGGTAGTAATTTTAATATTGAACCAAGAATTATTGAACAATACCAACGTATTGTTACCCCTCAATTAGTAGCAGCTGATGCTCCTGCTAATAGTAATGAAGAACCTGAAGTTATCAAGCTATTTGATGACGAGTAAAATTAAAATAAAGTAAATGTAAAAATTGCCTCTCATATTAAATTATGAGAGGCTTACCATGTATGACTCCGCAAGAAATATGGGAATATAAATTAGGATGGAAATCTTACGGGTTTTCGGTACCATTTCATTCAGATTGGGAAATGGAATATACTGACTTTTGTAAAAAAAATTTTAATAAATGGCAATGGGATATTTATAGATGGACTAATGTTTATGAGCA